ACGCTGTGCTGAGCAACTGAATATGGCTGTTTGCAATGTCCCGCAAACCTGTTAGTGGCTGAAAGGGCATGAGCAATATCTACTAACCGGATATCCGTAGACTGTGGATTCTCCAGATCGAACAGTATTCCACTGAATGTTTCGATCTTGCCTTCGTAGTTGTCTGTACAGATTGTCATGATTTACTCCATCGTGACTTCCGCTGTAGTGGTAATATACACGCGAGCACCACAGCTTAGGGGCTTGTCTGAATATTCAAGAGCTGAAGGGCCGTGTATTTCTGCCTTCATGCACTTAAGTGGCCCTGCTGAAGTCTGAATCGTGATCGGAGGATTTTTGGATCCAGTCTTCCTGTTTTTATGGACGACATGCTTATCGACATGCAGCCTCTTGATATAGCCTTCACTAAGCCTCTGGAAGGCCACCAGTAAAGACTGGCTTGGTTGCTCCGGCATATTTTTTTAGTCCCCATTGAAGTAGGAGAATGGCGTCTGCATGATCTGAAGATTGTATCTTCCTGCGACCTGTATGCTTCTTGGCCTCTTTGATCATTTTCTCTTTTGTGAACTTTGCGTCGCCCGCAAAAGCCTTAATAGTCATCGGGCTCACGGGCTGATATTCCACGCCGTTCTGGGTTGCCCACAGCTCGATCGTGCCTTGTATCCTGGCCAATATAACAACCGTGCGCGCATGCTGTTTATTTCTGGCCGACTCAAACAACAGCAGGTCAATGCCGTGGTCCTCATGAATCTCCGTGAGGTGCGCATAGAGTCTCATAAATCGCATTCCGCTGGATTCGTCCTGCTTAACGGACAGGTCCCACACGCCGCCAAAACCGGAGGAGTGCTCAAACCCGCATTTTGTCGCTGGGTCTAATGCTAATATATCCATAGGACGCTTTTATCCTTTCGACACACAAGTGCATAGCAGCAGCCAGTGTTTTGTGGCCAGTCCCAGAATGAGCCTTTAGCGTTACGTCTCCTGATGTCGTCTCTGCCTGTACAGAGTATGCCTTGTCAAGCTTCATGATATGGAACTCATCACACCCTTCAAGTGTCTCGAAAAGCTCAGTAAGCGAGCACTCGGGAACACGCAGGCGTTGAATAGGAGCCTTCTTACTCATCCAGAACATCTCTTTCCTCCGCATAAAAAGAAGATAGCTCAGCCAGTCCGTGTTCTGTTTCATCCTCTCCAATCAGGCACGCGCCAGCCCCGAATGTCATTTGTACTAATCCACTCACAAATGTCAGCTGCTCAAGATGAGTATTCGTAGTTAGCCTGAACCCGCCAACCACATCATCCCCTGGATGCGCCTGATTAAGCATGGCCATTAGCTCGTAGACCTTCATTTAATCCTCCAGTGAAAGGTACTCATCTTCCCAGTCTTCAAGCAGGCTAAAGCATTCCCGCAGTGCCTGCTCGAACTTCTTAGACTTGTCTGTGGCCTGGTTCGTGGCATCCTCAAGCGACTTGACTCGCCGAACCAGAGAGCCCATCGCCTTGTTGATCGCCTGAAACATCAGTGACGGATCAGGCTTTACGGCATTCCCGGAAAGCCTTGCCGCTGCCCCTTCCGGGTCGTTAATTACACTCGTCCGAGTAACCGGAGGGCTTTCTCCGGTAAGTTCTTCTCGTGCCCCGGGAACACTCTCTTCAACTTTGTCTACTGCCTCGGCGTACTCTGCTGCGTGCCTAACAACGCTGTCAGTCACGCCATACTCCTGGGCAATATCTGCTGATGTCTTTCCGGTATCCAACTTCTCTCGGCCAAGCTGGTAGCGGAACTCGTTCGTGTCATTCCTCCGGTTCTTCTGATGAGTCCTGATCCACTCGATTGCTTCTTCAGGACTGGCACCAGAGAGAGGAACAACTTCCATAGTCCTGGGCGGGTCAACATCTTTCCCGTGGGCCCCTTGCCATACAGAGAGCCGGTGATGGCCATCCAGCAGTGTGGGCTGCCCATCTACACCCAAGTGGTACTTCAAGGGATCAAGGAATCCCTCTTCGTTTACCACGATAGACCCTATTAGACCTGCCATTTCAGATTCAAACAGCGGTCGGCAAGCCGCCCTGTAGTCTTCCCTGACAACTATGTCGTCGAGCTTCATTACGTTTCCCTGTTCAGGACAGTTTCAAACAGCTTCACGAGCTGCTGGTAATTAATATCGTTCAGCTTGCCCTGCTCGAATCTCTTGTGCGTAGAGTCCCGATACTTCTCAAGGGCTTCCCGATCCATCGAGCTCTTACTGGTCGCGTCAGTCACCGCTGACACAATCTTGTTATACAAATCCTGAGAACTCTCTTCCACTTGCGCCGGAACCGGCGCTGCTGGCTGAGCAGAAGAGGTGTCGCCCCCAAGAATATGGGCATACTGATCCCCGTCATACCCCTCGGGAAGCGCCCAGTCTGGAAGCTTAGGCGGCAACCATTCACGCCAGCTGTTGCCAACCTTGTCGCGATGAGTGGACTTCTTGACTTGCGGGTGGTCAAAAATAGCCCAGTCTTCCTTCAGTCCGTACAGGTAGCGACCAATCCCCCACTGAGCAGCTACTCGCTTCATGCCGCTTGAGATTCCACCCTTGAAGGACTCAATGTCGGTCACGTCCGACCCGTCCCACCTTGTCACCCAGTCGTCGTCTATTTTGATGGAGATACCCATCAGGAACCCAGCCAGCGCGTTGTGCAGGATACCCAGATTTACAACGTCTGTTGCTTTGTCTTTGGACGACGGTGCCCCGATCTTGTGCTTGTCCCACTTGCCGTCAAACTTGTAGCTGATGAACGGGGCAGAACCGTGTACTGGAACTGGCTGCTCAAGCCTCCACCCACCGGGACCAACAACGGCATCGAGCCGGGTCTGTATCGCACGGGCATTAATATAGGCCAACACCTTGGCGTACGGTCTTCCATTGTTTTCCCCGCTAGACTGTACTCGCCATTCGATTTCTGACGGGAGAAACTGAGCCTGCAGGCCCTCACTGAGTTCACTCATTGATCTGCTTCCTAACTGTGTTTGTGAATTTGGTAGCCCACGACTTCATCGTAAACACTTCCCGGGCTGTGCGAAGTGTATGATAAGCGCAATTCTTCAGAGTTTCATCTGAATAGCTGTTAATCTGGTCTGCAATTTCAGGACCGCTCAATTTAGGGTCCACCTGTATACACCAAGGCCAAACCGCCTGCTCGAATATAGGGCACTCTGGCTTGTCGGTAGCGATCACGCACCCTGAGGCAGCCGCCTCAAACAGCTTTGCCAGCGGGTACTTGTACCGGCTCGTGCAGCACAATGCAACTTTTGCGCGTGCCATTGTCATCATGTATGTTTCGTACTGTGACCTGATTGCCTGTGATCCTCCAATCCTGTATCCGGGATGAGGAAGCCCGTACCCATCTAGCTTTCTATCGCGAAGGAGGCTCTCGTACTTGAAGCGGAGAGGATATACATAGAAGGAGACAGCACCAGTAAGGAGGCATCTCGTCGGCCTTCTTTCCCACGGAGCTTGGTCAGCAAATGGGTTACCTGGAGAGCAGTGATTTTGAAGTGAGCTGCCTATTCCCCTGTCGACTAGCCTGTGCCCCCAGTTGACGTGGTCTCCATAATGATGGAACACGCAGTGCGTCGCCGCAGAGTCGCCTATGTCAGTCAGTGTCTTTTCGTCATCATTAGCTTCGTTAAACACGAATAATCGCGGAATACCTACGGAGTCCAGGCCCTTCACGTTCTCTGTTTTGTAGCACCACAAGGCATCGACCTTGCCGTGCTCCTTTTCGATTTCCGGCAACGACTTGTCGATATCGTCGTTGTGCCACCACCCAGGCCCCGTGACTGTTACCTTGACGTCGTCAAGATCTCCCACAGCCTGTCCGTACATCTTCCGCCCGGGAGACATCTTGGTTTGGTACAGCTGTTTTGGGAAAACGTACGCTATATGCAACATTCTAATGTGAGCCTTTCAGATGACTGAGCAATACTTGTCCGTCGAGCGAATTTCACTTCTGTGTAACGTATGGAAGCATCGCGGGTTCGTGACTGCCTCAAAGGTTATTGATCCCGCTTTTCGCGAGAGAGGCGTCCGAAGCGACGACCTGAAGTTTCTTTCTGACGAAGGGTTTCTTGATCGGTCCAGAAACGGACAGTATACGAGCAATCGACGCACAGAACAGGCCTTGGTCGACCATGGATTTGACCTGGACGAGATTCCGATTGTTGAGAAGAAGTCTCAGCTTAAGCCAGAAAATGAAGATGTCATCGAAAAAGTCCGCGAAGAAGTCAAGAAAGGCGGAAGATTAGACCCGGCCATGATTCGCGCCGTGGATCTGAAGAAGGCTAAGACAGAAGCTCTTGCCGGAAGCCCGTGGCGACTAATCGCCATCTTGTGGCCTGACTTGGTTATCCGGGATGAGCTGGACCTGCGTTACTTCAAGAAGCATTGCGATAGAGGCTACGCGCTGGACCTGAGACTGGACGACGTCCAGTGCGAGTTCGTTCTTCATGCTTTCGACCCGACCATCAGGGAAATCGCGATCAAGGGCTCCACGTCGCCCGGTAAGGGATTTATTACGGCCCTTGTGATTTGCATGTGGTACTACCTGTTTTCTGATGACAGGATCATTATGACGAGCCAGTCTTCGGCTCATGCTAAGGATGTCATGTTTGCGGAAGTCGTGACATGGCGAAAGAAGATGACGCACCCAGGGGACGGAGATAGCCTGACAACAGAACTGAAGGATCCGGAAAACAGACGGCACACGTGCATCATTGCTAACCCTGAGACAGGCGAAGGCGTATCCGGAAGACACGGATCCAACACTCTTGGGATTCTAGACGAGTCTTCCGCAGTGCCTGAGTTTATGCTGAATAACCTCCGCAAGCAGTGCCGCAAGATCATATGTATCTCCAACCCACGAGTCCTTTCTGGTTGGTTCTTTGATCTGTTTCCAAAGCAGGATCCGGACAAGAACTGCGTGTTTATCGATCGCGGCATCAAGCGAGCCTGCCTGACGTTTGGGGGGAGAGATTGCCTGAACGTAAAAGCCAAGCGACTGCAACATCCTGAGTTCGCTCCACCAGGCGGACTGGAAATCGAAACAATTGACGGAGAGGGGTATTTCTACGCGGAAGGCGACCCGATCGACCGGGAAGTCCAGAAGCACGTCCGGGCCCTGATCCCTGGCCAGATGGATTACTTGAAATACACCACGATCATGCAGGGTGTTGACGACATAGAGAAGGCCTGGTCCGGTGAGGGTAAGTTTCCGCCTGAAGATCTGGAAATGCAGGTTGTTCCGCCGTCATGGCTCAAGTCTCCCATGGAGCTATGGACCGAACGCCGGGACGAAATCGTAATCACTGCATTCGGTCTTGACCTTGCGTATTCAACCGACAAGGACAGCACGGTTCTCGTTTACGGTGGGCCACTGGGCATCAAAGGACGAAGAAAGACACAGAAGGCAGACACTCGATCAACACTTTCCTGGATCGTAGAGTCATGCAAAGCTCTTGGAGTTGAGATTATTCTTGGAGATCACCCAATTGCCATCGACGTAGTTGGCGTCGGCGGCATTGCGATGGCAGATATCCTTGAGGATGCTGGCTGCTGGGTGATTCGCGTTCACGGAAACGAGAGAGCGACAAGAATCCCTCAGAAATACATGAACCGCAGGGCTGAGCTTTACGGAGAGTTCGGGGCCCGGATTAATCCAGATTCTCAGCACCTCGACCCATTCATGATATTTAACGACACAGACCTCGTAGAGGAGATGTCGGCACACGAAAAAGTCTACGACACTGACATGCAGAAGTTCTACGTAACCCCAAAACAGCGGAGCCAGAACAAAAAAAGAGCAACTCTTCCGACAATTAAGGAGAAAATAGGCAGGTCTCCCGATACGTCGGACGCTGTTGTTCTGTGCTACGAGGCAGTTTTTCAGACTGAGTTTGGCGACGCCGTCATGGATCAGGTTGACTTGGTTTTCGCTATCCAATCAGTTTCGGATGGAAGGCCAGGAGAGAAGATTGTAGACTACATGGGTGGGCATACGGATATTATGTCCGAGTGTGAGTTTGAAGAAGCATTTGGGACTCGCGTGGCGACCGTTGATGGCGAAAGGCTCGCACTTCAGGCAGCACTGGAAGAGGCGAGGAGATCTATTCGTGCAGGTGGAGAATTCCAGTTTTCGACCCGATAGTGCAGACTCCTGAAGAAAAGCCTGAACAGTGACAACACTCGAAAATCTGCTGATCGGTGCTGTGGCTGTCCTGTGCGGTGCTTTGACTGCAATGTGGAAGATATACACAGCGAGAGAGGACAAGGCTCATGAGCGCAGCCGTAATGATCGAGCAGAGGACAGAGCTGAGCTTCAGGCAACTCGTAAAGAGTTTACCAGCGTTCTCATTGAACTCTCTGGTATGCAATCAGGGCAGGAAGATGAAAAAAATCAGTAGCCCAGTCGTTCTGATTGACGACGACCCTGCTTTTCGCACGCTTGGGAAGTACCTCGTGTCTAAGGCTATGCCTGAAGCGGAGCTGGTTGTTTGCGAAACACTGATGAGTGCAGCTAGGTATCTACCAAGCGCCTGTGCCGTTATAGTCGACTGGCGACTAGAAGACATGACTGCCGGAGAGTCAGGCATAATCAAGATGCTTACAAAGAACCGCATCCCATTCTTTGTGTGGACGGCAGAAAGCTTTCTTGAATTAGACTGTGATGTTGTCGCCAAGGGAGATAACGACATATTCAAAGATACGCTGAAAAAAATAATACCTTCGAAGTAATCACCTTGCTGGCAGCTTGCCGTGCTTCTCTATGCTCATATCCTCCAGTGTGTCACACACATTGCTTACTCGTGCACAGCACTCCTGAAGAATCTCGGACATTTTCGTCTCGCCTATATCCAGAAGAGCGTTGACCGAATCTTCCAGATTAACAATCGCTATCCGATTCCTGAGCCACGCCTCGCTAAACGCCGCCTGTGTGGACGTAATAGATTTGCGAGAGCTTGACTGATAAGACTCTCTTGGCCGGGTTCCTGAAAACGGATCGTCATAATCAACTTCGTCAAGCCTGGCCATTGATCGCACTCCTTACGTTTCTGAGACACTGCGTCGCTTCTTCCTGAAGCTTGATCCACGCTTCACGTCTTCGGCCACCATTGGCTTGTCCTGCGTATCTGAACAGTGCGTCCTTCTTGTGGCACAAGACTTCGTACTTTCCCATCTGGAATTCTACGAACTGACTCAAGGTCTGAATAGCGTCTGGTGTGTCGACGTCATCAATTGAGATGCCCTTAAGCGCACTTCTGTCTCGCTTAGGAACGACATAGCCCTTGGATTTCTGATGGTTAGCCATTTTTGTAGATCGTAGTTCTCGGGATCTCGGATGAGTTTAACAGCCAGCTGAGTAATCAGGTTCTCACGAGTGGTTGCAGCTATTTCTGGACTGGCATGGCACGTAGAGCCAAGCGCGAGATAGTTGGCCCGAAACCCCCATGACTTTGAGGCCTGGGATTTCCTCAGGATCTCATGAATCTCAAGGCGACCATGTCGGAGCCCGCAAAGCATACACCTGTCCGGGAAAGATTCAAGCCACTCGTTCCGGTCTTTCTTGATTGAGTTATAGTATTGTCGTGCATTCATAAAGAAAACAGGTCATTCAGGGCTTTATGTTTTTTGCAGCAAGGGCAATTCTCTTCGTAGTCTGGACACTTCTCTCCGTACCACTCCTCTATGTACTGCGCGACCTTCAATTTTAACTCCATGCCATGAAGTACCATTGCCTCTATTCCTACATCTGGATCTGAAGAAGAGTGGCTGTTCATTAACTAATTCCTAACTGATAATTGAAACGTGCCCACTCATAAGGTGACCGGCTCGTTATGAATATGAGATTCTTGTCACGGTCCCTACCTCTTCTCCATCACTGTTGTATAGAACCCCATTGATCACATCACACTCTCCGTGGCCAGGCAGCACAGCCTTTCCGCTCATCGTTGACAATATCTCTTTGTCTGAACAGTGCCCCATTGCCCAATCGTCAATTGGCTCTATTTTAATGGTCATTACTTAATCCTTTACTGATGATGAAACGAATGGCCTTATGACCGTTCCCAGTATTTGATCCGGAATTAAAGTCTTGGGAGCGTCTTCGTCTGGCTAAACCTCACATGTGTGGTGATCTGGCGAGAATGACATTTTCCACTGCATGGCCTCGGATACCTCATCGAAAGATATTGGTCGATACTCGTGATTCATGGTTCCGACGTCCATCATCTTTCCGAATGACCTGGTCAGATTCCCATGGCAGTGTCCATGTAAATGCCAAACACCCTTTCCAATGTGGTGCCAGCTCATAATCGGGTAATGAAACAGGACAATCTTCTGCCTATCTATCCTGATCGACTTATAGTCACCAGCCCAGGCGAAGTTAGCCGCCTTAGCGTCGTCCCGATCGTGATTTCCGCATATTAGCTGGACTTGCCCGTTTAGTCTTTCGAGAACGGCGTTGATCTTTTCTGTGTCCTTGCCCCAAGTGATCGCAAAATCACCCAAGTGGTAAACCATGTCACCCTTTTTGACGACCGAGTTCCAGTTCTCGATCAACTTTTCATTCATCTCATCCAGAGAGCCAAAGGGACGGCTGTCGTATTCACAAACTTTGGCGTGAAAAAAATGAGTATCAGATGTAAACCAGAATGTCATTTAATCACTCTTTAACTGATGATGAAAATGTGCCTGTTAATCCTTCGTCCAATCCCCACAGGTATGCTTCTGCGGCACGTCGATTCTGAACATAGCCCTTCGCATGGTGCCATGAATCTGTACCGCTCAATGACGGAAGAACTCTAACCCTCACGCCTTGATGCTCATCCAGTGACATATGTACTGTCTGTCTGGCCTTATGGAAGTGGCCAAGGTGAACTTCCCTACACTTCGACTTTGCAAACAGTGCAGGAACCTCTGTCGCCATAATCATGGGAAGCTCCCTGTGCTTCTCTTCGTTCCCATGAGTGAACCCGATCAGGTTCGTACCGTAGCTGATATATTTTCGAGGGCTGGCAGAATTGTCAACCGTAACACTCTTGTCAGCAGAAAATACCGCCCTTAGATACTCAGTCATGTACCAGCTGGTCGAGGGATCGTGATTTCCTGGAATCCAGATCAGCTTAACTGGGGCAACCGCACAACAGAGGAGAATTAGGTCCTGCACTGCCTGGCAACCTGTACGGAAAACATCCTGAAACAGATTGTCCACAACAGATACTGATGTCCCCTTCTGTGTAGTTCCGCCCCAGTTGTCAGCCTGAAAGAAGTCATTGCCTAACGGGATTAGGATTTGATCAACATTAAATCCTGAGCACTTAGACAGAAGGTCTTCTCCTGCCTGCGTGTAGATGCGACGGGCAATATCAAGATCGTAATCATGTCCAGCAACAGCAGCGTGGCATATTTTCCCAAAGTGGGCATCAAACAGCGACACCTCAAGAAGGTGCGGCTGGCTCTTTTCTTTGTATTTGATCGAGGGAATCTTCAATGGAGACTCATAGAGCCTGGACACTAGATCCTTGATCGCATCCTGTATTGGCTTTGGTGCTCTTCGCCTCAGTTTAACTTTAATCTGCCAGTTCCACACCTGATGAGGCGTCTCTTCTGTATCTTTTCCGGATGTCGTCTTCAGCTTCATAGCTGTTGGCCACGAATTGACTGTCGACTCCACGACCTCCCATATTTCCAAATCTATCTCGGCCTTCTGAATAGCGTCTTCTACCGTTCTTACTTCAGTTCCCACTGACCATACTGTTTTGCTGTCCTTCGAATCAGTTACCTGAATCCTGTCTTCAGTCTCCGTTATGCCGAGACGTATGGCTTTTGCGTATCTGTCCTTCAGTGTGGTGATTGGTATTCCGAGAGACTTGGCGGCAGCCGCCTTAGATACTGCTGAGTTAACTGCCGTGACGGCTTCGATCAATATCTCGTTCTGATCCATCGAGAACCTTCCTTGGTCTAGCCTTGATCAGTGTTCTCTTGACGGGACTTTTCCTGCATGAGAATTCCAGCCCCACAGGCAGCGTAGCCAGCCGTATCAACCCACGAATCTGAGTGTTCTGAGTCAAAAGCAAGGCGTCCCATCTTGATGCACATAGAAAAAAGAGCCACATCGACAGGCGTAAGAGGATCGATTAGCTTTTTTCCGAACATTACGTTCGCAATTGCTGCGATCCTTTCGAAGTTGTTCTCTGCGTCGTCGTAGCTCTCGTTTCTCGCGCGACACACACAGTCTTCAACCTCTTTCAGGAACGCCTTTCTAGCCGTCGTCCCGTCCATCTTTGCCTCTTTCTCTAATGTGATCCCGAAGCTCAGATAAGGTCTTTATCAGCTGGCTTGCTGAGTCATCAGAAAACCCCAGCCAAGTAACAGGCTTGGGAAATTTGAGTATGATTGCATCTTCCTGTACGCTGGCCGCGACGGAATAATGCACTTGGCCCTCGTCGGATGCTTCGTACCTTCCATCCGGGTACTTCTTGCTATCCACCCCGGCCAACTCCTCAAGGAATCGATCAGCGTTTCCAAGCTGACGCCGAAGCTCGGCATTCGGGGTTTCCTGCGAAGGGTCTCTTCCGTGATGCGGAACCGACATGACGAAACCTCCTTCTGGCCTGAATCTCATTCCATTTTTCCTTAGCTGGCGATAGAATCAAGGCAACCCAAAGGAATATCTTATGAGAAGTCTAGTCTTTGCTCTAGTTGTGTCACAGGTCGCAACGTCCATTTCTGACGACACGTCCAGCTACATGGGCTCGGTCGTCCGAATCTGGCCCGTTGGATGTAGCGGGTGCATTATAGCAAAAGGCAGTGAACATGCGTTCGGACTTTCTGCCGCCCACTGCGCTGGAACTGTCGGAAGCACGATACATGTCTATTCATCCGGGAAGGAGATCGCCAAAGGAATTTGGGTAGCAGTTGATCGTACGCGAGATTTGGCTCTTTTCAAGCTCCCTTCTGCGAATGTCCCAGAACCGACATCTGTAATCGACCCCCTTCCGCAGACCGGTTCGTGGCTTTCCATCAGCCATCCTGCCAACTCTCCGAACGTAAGGCAGCGAGCTGATCTGGTTTTCCGCGACAACAGAATGCATGCGACCCTTAAGAACACCAGGAACGTCTTTGATCTGAAGAACGGAAAGTTTGCCGGAGGAAGCTCGGGCGGTCCTATTTTTATCAGTAACATGAAGTCTGGCACGTCTGGGCTGGCCGGGATCAGTACCCATGGTGTCGATAACCGTCAGATCTGGGCCGCAGAACACGGTCAAATCATGGCATTCATGGAAGTCAATGAAAAGCTCATGGACAAAGATTGCCGAGTCTGGTGTGAGCGATGGAAGCCTGATCTTCCGCCTGCTCCCGGAAATATCACACCCGGGCCTCCTATTGAGGGTGATATTCCAGACTGGATCAACTCAGACAGGGAGCGTTCAATTGAGCACATCCGAGTGCGATCCATGCTGGAGAGTTGCGAAAAGAGGATTGCACAACTTGAGTTAATGCTGCAGAATCCCATCAAGGGAAATGACGGACGTGACGGAAAAGATGGGATGGATGGCACGGCTGGGCTTCAGGGAATCCCTGGCCTCAATGGAAAAGACGGCCTGCCGGGTCGAGACGGAAAAGACGGAAAAGACGGAATCGCAGGGCCCCAAGGGAGATCTGGGGTTGTTACGATCCGATTTATCGACGAAAAAGGTCGAGAAATAAAGCGGCACGAAGCCGTGGCGACTGGATCTACAGTGAATGTTCACGTAGAAAGATTCCTTAGAAAAGACACAAGGAAGTAAACCATGGATGAATTTCTGAAGGCTCTTTTGATGAGCACAACGCAGAGCAATGCTGATCGCCGAAGCCAGTCGTCCGACGCATTTATGTCGGTCCTGGATCGTGCATACCTGAAGAACTACACTGAGACCGATCCGGTTCAGGCGGCATCTATCCGCCAGCTGATGTCCCGTGAAGGTCCTATTGGCGCTGTTCCTCCGCCAAACTAAGAAGTCCCCTTTCGCGAGCAGAGTCTTGATCTTCGGAGCAAGCCTCTCGCCTCCAAGCCCCTTTCATCCTTTCGGGATGTCAGGGGCTTTTCTATACTACGAATTCAAATTCAGGGTATCATCATGAAGTCAGACGAAGAATACAGAGCGGAAGCGAAGAGGATTCTGGAGCTGGACCAGCAAGGCCAGCAGATCGAGCTTCTGTCCAGGGGGCTTAGAATCCTTGATCAGCAGAAGGAGGCGGACGATCAGATGATTCAGATGGACCGCGACTTTTTTCGAACAGGAGATGAAGATGTCGGAATCGGGAATCATGAGGGGGGCAGCGGAGTCCTTTCTGAGGGAGAAAACGCGCCTTCGTAACGTGTGGCTACATGATGTGGCGAGCCGAATGAAAACTCGACGACAGGGCTTGGCTAATGAATACGGCCTTCGTGAAGACTACGATGTTGGCACGTATCCAGTCAGCGACAGCTCCATGACAGTGAATGGAGCTGGCGTCGGTGCGATCGCAGCTGTCGCTCTTGCCACGGCACTGGGAGCGGGAGCAGTTGGCTTTGGACTGAATGCGATTATGAATCGCCCTGCAACACCCGAGACCAACACGGAAATCCAGACGGACGTGTATGACTACTCTGTGGACTCTGAGGTCGTCCCGCCACCGCAGTGAGTTCCGCATTGCCGGATATTACGTTCGTCCGCATATCCGGATATAGACGTAGTCCACATAGCCTCTTGTTCATCCGATCAGACTTCGCCATGCTGCGACGACCACTGCCGGAACTTGGCCGTTTCCAATGGCTCCAAATCGGTCCACCCAATGGGCCACCCCATCAGATGCTCCAACCATTCGATCTTCGGCACTCCACCCTCGTCTTTGCATTGCTCGTAGGGGCTCAAAGCTCCCGACCTGAAACTGTCGCTGCGATAGCTCCGGCTTTTGATCGGTGTCCCGATTGATCCCTGCGATCCATATCCTCTCACGTCGGTGTCGTGCTCCAACATCCGCTGCTGAAAACACTCCCCATCGAGCATCAAACCGAATCTCGGCAAGGTCCGCGAGCACTCGATCCAACCCCCGAAAAGTGAGCGCTGGTGAGTTCTCAATGAGCGTGTATCTGGGTCGTACTTCATCAATGATTCGCCGCATGTCACCCCATAATCCACTTTTGTCTCCATCTAATCCCTCCCGGTTTGCACCGCCTGCGGTGCTGATGTCTTGGCACGGAAACCCGCCTGAAACAACATCAACAATTCCGTTCCATATTCTTCCGTCAAATGTTCGCACGTCATCCCAGATGGGGAACGTTGGCAAAACTCCATCATTCTGTCGCTGCATGAGAACACAACTTTGGAATGACTCGTATTCGACTGCACAAACGCACCGCCATCCGAGCAAATGCCCGCCGAGTATTCCGCCACCAGCTCCCGCGAAAAGTGCCAACTCATTCAAACCTAACCCCCCTGACTGATGAACAATGTGTTGTACCGGAGTGGCGATCCGGCTGTTTTCTGAAATCAACGTCTACCGTCGCCACCCGGTAAACACAGGCGTTATCTGGACCAGTAGTTCGTCGAATCAGTGCATTTGCACCGTTCACGCTCGCAGGTACACCCGCGATTGAATTCCGCAAATTCAACTTCCTGCTCATCGCTCGGCAGTTGATTCCACGCCTTTCGGCATTCCTCATGCACCTTGATCGGCAGCAAGTCGTTGCCGTCTTTCCAAGTCCATCGAACATACGTCTCGTGCTGGAAGATCAATTCACCACACCACCAGCATGTGTGCTCTTTGGCCGCTTTCTGTGTCGTCACTTCGCCGAGCATCATGGCAAAATCCAGATAACAAAAATTTGCACCCGAGCGGCGAATCGGGGCGGAAATTGAAATCAACGTCACCCGTCGCCGCCGGGTGAAATTAGCCGTTAGTCAGCCTCAGTCGTTCGTCACGTCGTGGCTGAAACTGGTTCGCTATTGAATCCAATCCGCATCGCTGCGGTTTCTTCCCGTCGCTCGACTTCGTGTTGTTCCATCCATTTGCAATTGTATGTGCGGCGGTCCCACCACGCGCATTCGTAGGTCACATGGCACTTTTCACGCACGCACACACCGGTGATGGTCGCCTCGACCTGTCCGCCAAGCGTCACCGGCGATCCAACCATCATCACTTCAATCTGACGCATTGTTCGTCAACTCCCCGCCGCCGGCATGACTAACAATGCAATGAACACGGAGCGGCGAAGCCGAGTTCATTGGGGTAGCAACGTCTTTCGTCGCCGCCCGGTTATTGCGGGCGTTCTACGCCAACTTCTCGGCGTACTCTGGTTTCCATTCGAGGGTGTCAGCGTCAGGATCACAGACGTTGTCCACCAACACCTGATAACCCATCACCACACGGCACCACGCCGCGTCAACGCCAGCCGCCCGAAAGCGGCCTCCCCACAAGTCCCGCAACTTCTCCACAAATTCGGCATCCGACAGATCGACTGACTCCTCTTCGAAGTCGTCGTTTTCCGGTGTGTGCGTTCCGTATTCGAAAAACTCTTCCGCCATCCGGAAGAAGGCAATCACCTTATCAATGTCATCCTGTGACGCTTTGGCCATTTTCATAGTCAACTCACAAAGGCGTAGAACAAGTGCGTCAACCGGAGTGCCCGGCCACGCGGTTTCTGAATCCGGATGCCGCACGCGGGCACCCGGTTACGCTGGACGTTACACGGTCAACTCATCGTCGATGTCAATCCATTCCTCAAACGACGTTGACACCGTGACCTCACACACTTCCCCGCCGCAATGGTTTTTCCATCCATCCTGCGAGTTGTCGAATTGTTGT